TATTTGTGTTTTTATATTTTTTACCTTTTCGCTCCAAGATATTTTTGAATCGCAAAGAAGTTTAAACGCATTTTGAACGACGTGTTTGTCAATTTTAATTAAATTTCTATTTTCGAAGTCAATTTTTTTTGTATAGATAAGTTCATACAAAGCGGTTTTAATTTGATACATATTTTTGATTTTAAGTAATTCTTCGTAATGTTTATCGTTAATATTATAATTGTAGTCTTCACAAGTGTCTTTTATGTATTTTTTTATGGTGTCTTGGTTAATTTTTATTTCATAAGTTTTTGTATTCTTTGAATCTTTCAAAATATATGACGCAAACCGTTCAGAAATCAAAGATAGATCAATTAACAAAACAACTGGATAACAAAATTTTGCAGACATTTTGTTTAAACTTTCGAAAAAACTTTTATCGAAAACGTGTGCGTTATGAATCATGTAAATATCGTCACGTGTGTTAAAAAAGGAATTGATATTCTTTTTAGTCAAAATTTCTTCAATTTTTTCCAAGAAGAACTTTTTTTTGATAATCAAATGAATTTTGTGATATAAAGGGTTTATATTGATAATATTGATATTATTATTATCTGCTTTTTTTTGTACTACATTTTCTATGTCGATGCCTTCTTTGAATTTTAAATACAATATTTTTGTTTTGTTTTTACTCGAAAACCAAGAATCCAGAGACATAGTTAATAGATATTATCATTCTTAAATGTTTTATTTTTATATGTTTTTATACACATCGTGTGTTATTTTACAAAATTTTTTTATATATGAAATTTTTAATATGAAATTGCAATTAAAACGCTTTGATATGGCGTCGATCAAACCAGATTCAGTGGTTGTTATGATAGGTAAAAGAAATACAGGTAAGTCATTTTTAACAAAAGATTTATTATCTTATCATAGAAATATACCTGTCGGTACAGTTGTTTCTGCGACAGAAGCCGCGAATGGTTTCTATTCAGAGATGATTCCACCGATCTTTATACATAATGAATATAACGATGACATACTTCAAAAGGTTCTGCTACGTCAAGAAAGAATTCTAAAAAAACAAAAGAGCGGAAAGTCGATGAACGTCAACCCAAATGCGTTTGTCATATTCGATGATTGTATGTACGACTCATCAATTTTTAAAAGCAAATATGTTCGAGCGTTATTTATGAATGGTCGACACTATAAACTATTATTTATTTTAGCGATGCAATACGCTCTTGGATTGCCACCGAATCTTCGTACTAATATTGATTACGTTTTTATATTGCGGGAAAATATCATTCAAAATAGAAAACGTTTATATGATTCGTTCGCTGGTATGTTTCCTACGTTTGATGCCTTTTGTCAGTGCATGAACCAAGTTACGTCTGACTATGGGGTGCTTGTCATTGACAATACAAGTAAATCGAATAAAATTGAAGATTGTATATTTTGGTATAAAGCAGATAGTCACCCACCCTTTCGCTTATGTAGTCAGGCTTCTTGGGATTTTAGTAAAAAAAATTACAAGCCGCCAAATCCTGACTCTGATGATGAGGAGCAATGGGATCCCAACTCCTTTAAGGCCAAAACAAATAAACCAGTTATCAATGTGTCTAAATATACAGAGTATTTTTAAAAAAACCATTCCAACACTTCTCAATAGTCTTCATCATCATACCAAAAAGATCTGATGATCCAACGAGAACGATTACGACACGTACACATACACGTGTGAACTTGAAATGGAGAAACCACGTCGCTTTCCGGAACTTCATCGTTTATGCTTGTAGGACGATTCCGTGCATGGCGTTCGCAACACTTACACTTAGAAAGCATATGAACGAAATAACCAGGATCAGCAATGTTCTCATAATACGCCGTAGTTAGATGAACAAAAGGGTCTAATCGTTCATACTCATTAAGTGTACTGAGAATACCTTTAACTTCGATCTGTTCAAGAGTTTCTTTGAAAAGTTCGCGATGTTCGGCATTAAACTCAAGAATGTGCTGCAGAACATCAGTTGGAATCAAATCTATGTACGAAGACATAATAGATCAATCTAATTAAATATGATAAAATTTTCCAAAACATTTTTGAAAAAATTATAAGGAATTTTGTGAGAAAATTAATCTTAATCCGATCCTTTACCAAGAATAGCATTATCATTACCAAGCAAAGCCTGTCTCCTTTTTTTTCGTTTCTTTTTATTCTTTTTGTTCGGGACAACACTCCAATGCGATATGTCACCTTCTTCATCAATAAACTTATCCAAATCCATAAGATTACCATCATTATATCCTTCGTCATCATATCTCCTCCAAATTTCTTCTAGTGATAAACCGTCTCTATAATGTACTATTTCGCTTCTTTGAAGCATTCCGTCATTGTTCAAATCAATTTTTCTAAACATACCTTCCCAAGTCTGTGGAACTTCAATTGTCATTGGATCTTCAACAAGAATTTCTTCTTCAATTTCCTTTACTTCCTCTTTTATTTCTTCTTTTATTTCTTCTTCTAATTCTTTATCTTCACTTATTTCTCTTGTAGTGATTTCTTCTTCTAACAGATCGTTATTTTTTATTTCATCCAAAGTATAAGAATTATTCTCTTTTCTCTTTTTTAAAACAACCAGAAGAACTGATACTAAAATCATTACTATAATTATAACAACAAAAAACATTCTTATTATATATATAGATACATAAAAACATATAAAAACAAGAAACAAAGTAATTCCAAGCAAATACAAAAATCATGTCTTATTTTCGCAACAAAATTCTCATTCGCAATGGTAAGTATTCTGTTCTTTTTTCGAACAAAACCTTTTCTTCTGAAACAAAACAGATGCTTTACAAAACACTTCGTGAGGAATGTGGTGTGAAAAGGGTTTATACTCGTCGTTCTTCAATTGTTTGTAAATTGGATTAAAATTCCTTATAAAATTATGAAAAATGTTTTCAAAAAAAATGTGTAAAAAAAAGTGGTATAAAAATATAAAAAAAGTATAAAAATGAAGATCGCAATTTCCGGAAATATTTGCAGTGGAAAGTCAACGCTTGCGAATGAGATTATCGAACGGTATTCTAATTATAAATGGAATAAGCTTTCTTTTGCCGGAAAAGTGAAGGAACTAGCAACTGAATTGTTTGAAATGACTGTGAAAGACCGCAATCTGCTTATTAATCTTGCTACGAAGATGAGAGATATTGATCAAGATGTTTGGGTTAAAGCACTAATGAAACAGATTCGCAAGAATGACTTTGTGGTTGTCGATGACCTTAGGATGATGAACGAATATTTTAAAATGTCAGAGAATTTCGATCTAGTTATTAATTTACAGAATGAAAAGGAAATTATTGAGGATCGTGTTCGCACATTATATCCTAATGATTGGAAAGTGCATCTAAAGGCCATTACAGATTCTTATACAGAGAATCAGGTAGCCAAACTTCCAGAAGAATATTTCGATTTCGTTATTATTAATAACGACTATACGGATCTTTTCAAATATCTTGATGAGAGACTTCTTGACAACTGGCGTGGAATTGCTGTTTAAATTGAATCAATTTAATATGTTTATTCATGTTTTTTCAATAATTTCTTCATGAATCATAGATATTGCTTTATATAATTCGAACGTTTCGTTTTGATTCATTTCATATTTCTCTTTTGCATTGCCTAGAATTGTAGCAAATTTGATATTGTTCTGATATTCAAAATTATAATTAAAAAATTTATTAACAATTTTGCTCTGTATTAGAGTGGTTTCATATGTTCTTACTTCACGAATTTTTTCAAGTAGACTATATTTGCTATCAAAAAATTTTTCAAAATTTATTTTTGTTTCGTCAAACCTTAATAATTTCTTATATTTGTAAAAACTTTCCAACTTGAAAATAAAATCATAATAATTAGATGAGCCATCGTAAATATCATTTATATCATTTTTAGTATATTCAATCTTTTCGATAGTTAATATATGTTCACCTATTTTTATAATTTCATGTTTATCTGGCACATCAAGTTTAAATTTTACAAAATATTTATCAAATATTTGATTTGAATTATTATTATCAATAGCACATATAATATACTGTTTCTGTTCAATCTTTAGCAAATTTATTAATTCATGTGTAAATATGTTTGAAATGAATGATAAATTTTCAATGAAAATAACCTTTAATTTGTCATTGATTTTTTTGTCTAAAAAAGAATACAAATTATCCCTTGATTCATTTGTTTTTAATGCGTCATTTATATAGAACACATGTTTAATACCTAATTCTTCAATAAATAGGGATGTTATCTTTCTTTTTCCAATTGCGTTATTTTCATTGTAAATTTTGAAATGTGTCAAATTTTTAGAAAAATGTCTCAAATTTGAAATAGTGTCTTTATTTGTTAAGAAATCATCAAGTTTTTTTGGTGAATATTTATGAAACCAATTCATTGTCGAAATCTTATATTTTGTTATGTTTATATGATTTTTTTGAAATCAAAAAAAACACACGCAAATAATGTATTACGTGGTTTACAAAGCATTACCATCATCGAATGAGAAATCATTGTTGGATTCAATGAGTTTTAATCCATCGATGAAATACTTTGTCGTTTTATTGTTTTTATTATGTGCCTCACAGCATTTGTGATTTGGATCAAATTTGCTTTTACAATTTTTACAAATTAAGTCCTTTGTCACATTGAGCTTCATCTTTGCGAACATCACATCAGATGTTTTGGGCTTGCGAGGACGATTAGGTTGCCCCTTGAAATGATCATGAAATAATGTCACAAATGTCTCAAAAGGAACACGAGAATTACTTGACATTTGGAAATGGTCACTTTCGCTGATAAATCGGTAAATGTAATTATTTTCAATAAGTACATCTTCAACCTTATCATTGAAATGCTTGATACCCCACTCATGGAATGGGCGACCATTGAATGTTTCAAGGATTTTCTTTCGTGCCAAAATAAGCTTGATGAAAACTTTATGTAATTCTGTATTAATACAATCATCTTCAAGATTGGAATTTGTACATTCAACTGGCTGGAAATTGAAATAAGCAATTCTACGGATTACCTCGCCTGTATCTTGTACCTCTTGAACATACTGAGAGCAAAACAGCATTCTCTGAACGACCTTATGTTGATTTTCGGTTTTTTGATTTTTAATGGGAATAGCAATAACTTCACCGGAAACGGCTTTTTGGAACTCACATTTACCAAATTCCTTAATCATGTTTGAAGGTGTATCCGCATCGATGATTACATCTTTGGTTAGAAACGCCGATTTCCCAAAAGTTTTCTCTCTAAAATTAATTGTACCTATATTCTCTTGTGAAAAGGTTGATGATACAATATTAACAATCGTTGATTTTCCTGTTCCAGATGTGCCTACCAAATATGGAACAACTTTAATTGGGTCTTCACCATTTGGAAAATGGAGAGAACCAAGAAGACCATAAAACGCAAGCTTCACCAGAGGATCTTTCGAAATCATAGATTGATCGTTAATGATTTTATCGAAAATTGGACAATCAATTTCAGTCCAATCACAATTAAGCCACGCAGTATCAAAATCAAACGGCATAAATTTCTTAGCAATGAAATTATAATTTTCAGTATCATTATAAGGATGAAAAGTAAATTCTTTCAATTTCAAATAACCATTCTTAAAACTCATAATGTTATTATCTCGCTTCAGAATATCAATGTCTGTGTGAACGGTTTCCAAATAATTGATAAGATTCTTTTTAGAAGTAGGTTTTTTATAAACTCTTTTCATAGAGAGGTCAGCGTCTTTGAAGATAGTATCTAGAAATTCATCATAAGGAGCAACTGGTTCATATTCAATAACACATTCATCAGAACGTTTCATAATGAATCCATCTTTCTTAAGATAGTCTTCATTTTCGCACACTTCATCAACATATTCCTGAATCAAATCATATGTCATTTTATCTTCCGAAGAATCATTACCACAACCGTAAAAACGGCGAATAGCACCCCAATCATCCTTATTTTTCACAACATCAATTTTCTTTTCGCCACAAGCATGACACCGAACTTTAATAGAGGTTTTATTCAGAATCACAAAGCTCTGAACGCAAGAATGACATTTCATTCCATCGACAAGGCATTTTTTATCAGATGGAATTATAACACAATTTTTACTGTTTTCGTATAAGTTTGATTTCCAATCACCTTCCGTGTCAAACACTTTATTCAATTTATCGCTAATATTTTCAGAAGGTTCAGACAACACTGTACGACGTTCTATTTCATTTGGATCATCAGTGTTTTGAGGAAGAATTTTGTAAATATCGCCACAATAATTCTTAATTTCCATTTCATGGTCGAACACTTCTTGATTCTTATCAGCATAACTTCCTTGACCACATAGAAGCTCCACATCAGTCCATTTAGTATCAACACGCTTACGTCCTAAGCCATGAAACCCACTAACAAAGTAATGTGGTTTTCCTTTGGATACACTCTTGAAGAAAGGAGTTTGAATCATAGGATCGAAATCACCATCGACGTCAATTTGGTTTATTATTTTTGTGTCTATCCAAATAGTGTCATATAGATTTCCATATTTCTGTTGACGTTCCTTAACGAGTTTTGTATCTGAAAAATCATTGTAAGATGGCATTGATTTGTCATTGTAAGGACGTAACAACTTTTTGGTTTTACCTGATGACTTAACAATCTT